AATCCGCTGGTGCTGTCAACAGCCCACATCGCTTCCAAGTAATCTCCGGCGGCAAAGTTAAAGATAACAGACCGAGACACGACAAGCGTTGCTCCGTTTTGGTGCAGTGCGTTCTTCATCGTTGACCCAGCAACGTCAACGCCGTTGACGCGTGGCCAGAACCAGAAGTTTACAGTTGAGCTGGACGTAGATGAAATTTGTGCAGAAAAGCTAATCATGTACTCGCCAGCCTCTTCGAATACTATTCGAGAGGCTGGTGTGCCGTTTGTGATACCCTCGGCAGAGCTTGATGTGTACGTCAAAGCGTACGCGGTGTTTGTAGATGCCGCTGTCTGATCCGTTGTAATGCCGCCAGCATACTGGCCGTCCTCCAGCACGATTTGACGAAACTCACCGTTCTTAGAAACGACAGGGTAGCCGTTTACTTCATCCCATAATATCACCCCATTCTCAGAAGGGTTGTCCGTTGCTGTTTTAAATCCTAACTTTGCCAAGTTTTGCTGCAAGTATAACGAAAGTTGACGCCCCCACTGGCGCAAATCGGTGCCAATAGGGGGCAATATTGGGGCTGGCATTATCTACGCCCCCCAGCCTGAATATCAACCCGCATATTGCCAACCCTAAAATCTGACAAGGCTGCGCCTTCGACGCGCATTCTAATCTGACGGCCAGTAAACCTAACTGACGTAGGGTTGGACGTTGCGAAAGGCCCGTGGCTTGTTTCAGTGCCGTTGGGGTAGAACCTTGTTTTGAATGTTAAATTTACTTCGCCCTGAGCCTTTTCATCTGGAATAAGGCTGGTGATCCGCGCCACTTGATCCCCTGAGCCTATAGATATAGGCCCGGTTTCGGCAAAGATTGATGAGCTATCAACATTTAATCCAACCTCATGGTCATATATATCGCTATCTGCATTGTGGCCAGCCATAAGGGGATACAGAAAAACACCGCGCTGGACGCCGCTGGTGCGCGATAAGTTGCCGATCAACCAGTGGCCCTCTTTGTAATCATAAGCGACATATCGGTCTATTTCTGTTGAGTCTTCTGAGCAATAAAACCACCAAACCTCGCCGTATTGGCCATTTGCAAACGACCAAACCTTTGACTGCTGCGCCGTGTTAAAGTCGCCAAACACATAGTCAAATACGTCGCATGGTATTTCCTGAACGCTGTTACCGTCAAATCTAAAGAAACCGCGCTGCCCCATCCAGAACACGCCCATGTCAACGTCGGCCGCAGCCTTTCGAGATATGGCCCCGCAAGAGGTTCCAACACGCTCAAAGCCGTAAACATAGGGCGGGCCACTATAGCGCGCGGTATGCGCTGACGTATCAGTCAGAATAAGCGTCTGACCTCGCGTCCTAATGCCTTGCATAATTTGCCCGCTATCAGAAAGCTCAATGTCGCCAGCCTCGTTTGTTGCCGCTGGCGTCCACAGCGTGTTGTTTTCTCGGTCACACCATGAAATTTTGCGAGGATTGCCGCCGCTACCAAGAGCAAAGATAAAACGCTCTTCTGTTACAACTAAGCCAAGATTATTTATTGGAGCATTTGCAATGGGCGCGGCTTTAGTTCCAGACCCAAGCTGCCATTCCAACAAACGCTTATCATCTTTCGAGCAGGCTACAAGATATTCGCCAAAGTTGTCTAAACTCCACGTCGTCGCCTCTAGTGGTATAGCATTTGTACTCTGCTGGATTGGCTGACCGTAATAGCCGCTTCCATAAAATCCATCCCCATACCCTGTGCCAACCTCTGCACTTTCACGACCAGCAGTTAAGTCGGTGGGCGTAATATCATAAATAGTTCCGCTGCCGATCATTGCCTTTAATTCGTTGTAGGAGCCGCCAGCAAGATAGGCATCACTGGAATTTGTCTCCCAACTGTGCATACCTCGCACGGGATTTGTGCTAAACGACGCTTTTCGCTCCTGCCAGCCGCCAATCGGTCGCAAGCTATTATCTCGCCACCTAACCAAACTTCCATCACGCCAGCGACCTGATTGCTCTAGGTCAGTGCCGTTGCGGTAAAAGCCAGCGGGTATTTTGAGAGGTAGAAGTGGCATGGAAACCCTTTACTCTGGCTGAGTAGGCCAGTCGATGGTGTTTGGAAACCCAGATTGCTGAGGTACATCAAGCAGTGCTTGGCGATACACAGTCCACTCAGTTTGCTTATCTGAAGATAGGTCTGCCCAGCGCAGAGAATTAGAGACAAGTGGATCAACTTTTGTGCTTAAAAGCATGTCACGCTCTGCACGAACCTCTGTAGCTTTCCATTCATCATACACCGCATCAGAGGGTGCCACCCAAGCTCCACCTTCGTAAGTGTGCAAGTGAGATGGACGTTTCGTTACCTCAACAGTTCCGACTGGGTACGCAGCAATAATCTCATCCGAAGGGTCTGATAAGGTTTCCCAATAATCCCCATCAAGATTTATAAAGTATTTAGACATTTTAACTCCTATGACAGCATTGAGGCATTGAGATTGGAACTGCCAGTTGTTCTATAATAGTGTGTATTAGGGACAATAAAATAACCATTATCCCATGTACCGCTATCACCGTCAGGCCCACCAACAATAACGCCGCCACTAGCGGTTGTGCTGACATAAGCCGATCCACCGCCAACGTTTAACCGATAATAAATTGCAATGGCACGACCTGTAGTGTTTTGATACCAAGTATTTGTAGTCAAAGTTGTAGTTGCGTAAGATTGGTTTACACCAAGTGTATCTGGAATGCTCGAAGAAGTAATGAAGCCACTGTCGTTAGTCAATTCGCTTGTCGCTGTGGGTATATTGGAAATAGATGTTGCCTGAGCGGACGTAAGCAAAGAGTAACCAGACGCGAATGATAGACCCAAGTTTCCGCTTGTTGTTACTGGCGACCCAGAAACAGCAAACCCCGTGGGGACAGACAATCCGACACTTGTAACGGTTCCATCGGTCTCACCAGCAATAATAGTATCGATCTGCGTTTGGATCGGTGAGGTAACACCGTTTAGGTAATTGATTTGAGCCGTGGTCGCTGTAACGCCATCCAGGATGTTCAATTCTGTTGCTGTCGCTGTAACGCCATCCAGGATGTTCAATTCTGTTGCTGTCGCTGTTACATCTGTGCCGTTGATGGTCAGTGTGCTTAGATCAGGCGCGATTGTGCCGGACGTGCCGTTTATGCCGTCAACAATCGTATCCAACGCCGTGTTGACGGTTGTCCCCCATGTGTTCTCTGAGCCGCCAACGGTGGGCTTAGTTATGCTGATAGTCATTTAATAGCCTCGCGCTTTTTTGCACTATACCTTATTTTCCCAGCAATGGCTACGCCGCCTGCTGTTCTGTCCAAGTCGTAGCAGAAATTGATTGTTCTGTCCACGTTTCCGCGTTAACAGCTTGTTCTGTCCAAGTTTCAGGCCCGACAGGTTCGACCTGCCACTTAAAGCGCGCTGGGCCGACAATTGGAGATCCAGCAACGATATTGTCCAGAGTGATGCTGTGGACCTGTGTGATGCTTGAGTCGCCGACAGTTGGCGCGCCAGCTGCAACGCTTAGCGGGATTAAGTTGCTGACTTGGCTAATCGAGACAGTCGCAACTGTCGGAACGCCGCTCGTAATGTTAGTAGACGTTAGCGCAACATTTTCAACCAGCGTTGAATTAGCAACGGTTGGGACGCCGGTGATAATGTCATCTGACGTTAGACTTTGAGCGCCAGTTATAACGGATGTACCAACAACAGGTATGCCTGCGTTAATGCCTAGAGTGGCAAAAACCTCTGTCTGAGACAAGACGCTGTCAGCAACAGTCGGCACGCCAGCAGTAATGCCGGTTGGCGTTAAGTGTACTTCTTCAGCCGCCGTAGGGGTGCCAATAGTCGGCACGCCGGACGTAATGCCTGATGCCGCCAGAGCGTTGACTTGGGCAATGGTGGAAGCCTCGACAGTCGGCACGCCCGTCACAATGTCGACGCCAGTAAGAATGTGGTTGTGGTCTAGGTCAGGCGACCCGACAGTCGGAACTCCAGCTACGATGTCGGAGCTTGTTAGCGCCTGATCTGACGTGGCCGTTGCGACAGCAACAGTCGGCACGCCGGACGTAATGTCTGCTGACGTAATGGCGTGTGCCTGAGACATCGTTGAGGCCGCAACCGTAGGTACGCCTGCGACAATGTCTACAGTAGATATAACCTGCCCGGAAGCAGCACCGGTATCCGCGAGCGCGGCAGAAGCTAGAGGACTAAATCCAAGCATGGGTTACTCCTACGGTTTAGGGTGTGCGTCTTTAATAGCTTTGATCTCAGATTTCCAAGCGTCCAAGCCTTCGTGGTATATCTTATCTAGCTGATCCTTTATTGAAGGATAGGCGTTTGCCCGATTTTGATACCATTCACTTGCAGAAACATCTGCTTCAATTTCTAATTTTACAGCTTCGTATTGGTCAATCTCTTGCTGTGTCATCGAAACCAAAGTGCCGTTAACCATCTTCTTCATTTATAACTCCTTCAAACCATAGAGAATGACACTTCCGTCCTCAAAGTTACCGTAAGTTGTATGCAGTTTTATTGCATCAATTTCAGTACTTTGAGAAGTTACACCAACCACTGTTTTGTTGATATAACGCTTATCATCATTCAAATTTTGTGAAAAATCAAATAAAGCAGAAAAATCAGTCGTTTCATTGCAGCGCATGAGCAACGCAGTACCGTTAACAGACCGAGAAACCGACCCTGAACCATCTAAATATATAGACGTACCTATATTTGAGCTATTTCCCACTGTCACAGAGCTAACAGCACCTTTTTGATAAGTTTGAAAGCACCCATTACTTTTATAGGTTGAACCATTGTCTTCGGAAAGCTGAAGCATAAATCTAGCCCCAGTTCCCATACCAATATTAAAAACTACGAGATAGTTTGTGTAAGAAGTAAGACCCGTTAGTTCAACACTGGTAATACTACTACTAATTGTAGTTTTACTTACAAACTCTAAAGCACCCCCGCCACCACCAGCAGCAGCCCCATCAATCGTCAAGGAACCACTGGTAGCTGATATGTCATTGGTCTGATGATTGATGGTGACTGCCATTATACTGCAACGCTCCCATTCATATCTTCTTGCGTCATTACCCAAGCGTAGCACTTGTCGAGGAAGGTCGCACCAGCAGCAGCTTCAACCTCAGCCAGATCGGCATGGTAACGACGGAAGTCCACCTCACGGGTGTCATCATCAGGTGTAGCAGTGGCATAGCCAGACACGTCAATCATCACGGTGAACTTAGGTCCGTCACCTGAACGCATACGAGAGATAGCAGCAGTGACAATGCGAAAGTAAGCCCCAGCAAAGGGAGTGCCGTATTGGCTTGTAGTCAGGTCAAGTTGAATAGCCATTGTGGCCTCCTTTAGTACGTCACTTCGGACGTGTTGATGGTGGCAACCCACCGAATGTTTGTGGAAGCGGCCCCAGTTACTTCAATTTTAAGGCCACCGTTGGTTGTATCTGCACTCAGAGCCATGCCCCAAGCTGGTGTGTTGTCCAAGACAGTTGTAGCACTATTCACAAGCACTGTCGTCCCTGCTGAACCTTCCCTGCGGATCAAACCCTCAATCTTCCATGCTGCACATGCCGTGCCTGCCGAGGCTTGCTGACGGGCTACGATGGTGCCGTGGAAGGCATAGGCTGAGTTGTTGGGGAGGATTACTTGGTTGGTGGTGCTTGCGGCGGCTTTGTTTGAAGTCAGGGCTTTGGGTGTGGCGTCAGTTGTTGCTGCGACAACCACCAATATTCCAGCTTGCATATCCGCATAGTTGGAAAAGTACCCAGATGATTTGGCGAGTTTACCGTAGATCGAGGCTGTGTTTGCACCATAACCAATGGCCTGTGAATAGTGTCCGCTTGCTATGTTAAGGTATCCAGTGGCAAAAGACCCTAGACCAGATGCCGTTGATGACGACCCCATAGCCACGGCTCCGTCAGTCTGAGATGCTGTTACTGAGGTGCCGATTGCTGTAGCATGAGTTGCTGTAGCCTTAGCCCTATCACCAATCGCCACAGAGTTAGACCCAGTAGCGCCGTAGCTGGATGTGTTGTTGCCTATGGCTGCTGCGAAGCTAGTATCTCCTGATGCTCTGCTTTTACCAATAGCTACTGCACGATTGGCAGTTATCGCCTGTGCATCTCGTCCTAAAGCCGCACTGAAAGCACCTGTTGCATCAGCATTATACCCTAAAGCAACAGAAGAAGCTCCAGAAGCAACAGATTGGCTACCTATTGCAGTAGAGCTTGACGCAGAAGCCGTACCACCTTGCGCCGAAAAGGTGGAGCCACCACTAGCAGAAGAATATGGACCTAGAGCTAAATCGTATGAACCTGAAGCTGTAGCACTGTCCCCAATAGCAATAGCATTAGTACCAGTAGCAGAAGGCGCAGTAAAGCTAGAGGGGTTCTCAGCGTATAGTTCTTGAACCGCAGGAATATCCTCAGCCGCAGCCGACACAAACACAACAGCAGAGCCGCTCAGGTTCAACGCAGCGTCAGCATTGGAACTCTCGCTCACGGTCCGTGACAGGGTGGTCCCAGAGGCCGTGTATGTGCCTGTGCCGATCTCCCAGTCAGTGCCATCCTCAATGACGTAGCGAACCACATCAGCGTCAGCCACGCCAGCATCAGCGAATGACTGATAGCCACTCTCAGCAGAACCAAGAGCGATTGTGCCAGTACCCGTCGTACTGGTGGACATCTTTGCCCGATTTACAAGAGTGACCATGGGTTACTCCTTAGGCTGGATCTGGAATGCGGATGTCTGAAGCTGTCAAGCTGAATGTGTTTCCAGAAGTTACCGCCTGAGACGCAGACAAAGAACCGGTCGCGAGCAAACGGCTATTTGACGTGTCAACAATTGCGTAATGCGTAGCGGTGCCAGTTCCTGTGACAGACGCGCCAGTAATTGCAGCCAGCGTAACCTTGCGCCCGTTTGGCGAGGCATCTGCCGGAGCTGAGATGCTGATGCTAGTCTCATTGCCCAAGCTGTAAGTGCTGGTGGCCTGCGCATAAGTCGTCGGCTCCTGAGAGCAAATGTCTACGCGGTTGCCCTCTGTGTCTAAAACGGTCAAACCGTTGTCAAACACTCGATCATTTAAAGTTGCCATTTAGAAGCTCCTAATTTTCATGCGGTGGCCAGCTCCGCCGTGTTTTGCCTTATCACTGTCATAATTAATAGCATCAATAGAGCTTTGAAGCAATGCAGCCCAAACCTGCAAGCGGCTATCATCTGCAAGATATGGCGCGCTGTGAACTAACGACCCATACAAGTAAGCGTCTGGATAGTAAGTTAAAAGCCAATTCGAATTATTTACGTCGCTCAAGGCGGTTGGTCTGCTATAGTAAACCATTTCAAGCGTCTGGTCCGATGATGGCGTAGGAAGCAACTCAATAGAGCCGTCCGTAATTGAATAAAACCTTGAATTGTTTGCAACATTATCAGAAGACTCACGGCGGTCAAGCATTTGCGCTTGGCTAAGCATTTCAAGCCGTGTTGTTGTTCCACTTGTAATGCTGAACCGCAAAGGCTCAATGAAGTCTTCAGGCAGCGCCGTGTACTGGGTATTTGCGATTGCAGTTGAACGCTTCTCCATTCGCCAGTGGCGAACGCTACGATTAAAATTAGCCTCAGCCATTGAAATAAAATCTGGTATGACCGCCGTCAGATCGTCGCGGTTAAGCCAGTTG